CCCAACGCTGCCGGCGCAATATTCGGACTCAAGAACATGGGCTGGATGGACATCCCGCCCGAACAGTTGGAAAAGATCAGGCTTGAAGTGCAGCGGCTCAAGCTGGGCATCCCTGAAGGCGATGACGACACGCAGCCCGCTAAAGTTTTCATAGGCGTTAAAGATGCCCGCAGAACTTAACACTGAGTTCTACGCGAACATCCCGCAAGCTGAGTTCCTTGCGCTGCCTCAGAAGTACCGGGCATTCGTGGCGGGATATGGAACGGGAAAGTCTGCAATTGGCGCGGTTTCATCATGCAAGCACTATTGGGAACATCCCAAGGTAAACCAAGGCTACTTCGCACCGACCTACCCTCAGATTCGGGACATTTACTACCCCACGATCGAGGAAGTCGCCTATTGGATGGGCCTACGGGTTGACATTAAGACAGGCGACAAAGAGGTTCATGTTTACAACGGCCGTTTCTACAAGGGAACGACCATCTGCCGAAGCATGGAGCGCCCCGGCACCATCATCGGTTTCAAGATAGGCCATGCGCACGTCGATGAACTCGATGTGATGGACATCAAGAAGGCGCGGGAAGCCTGGCGCAAGATCATCGCCCGTTTGCGCTGGAATGACAGCAAGATCAAGAACGGCGCCGATGTCACCACGACACCGGAAGGTTTCAGGGAAACGCACCGGCTGTTTGTTGATGAGGTACTGAGAAAACCCAAGCTTAAAGAGTCTTATGGGCTCATTCAGGCATCAACCTACGACAACGAAGCGAACCTGCCGGCTGATTACATTCAGTCGCTGCTCGATACCTACCCGGAAGAGCTGATTGCAGCTTATTTGCGCGGGCAGTTCGTCAACCTGACGACTGGCACGGTTTACCGGTGCTATGACCGAACAAGGCACAACTCAACCGAAACGGTTCAACCGAATGATGTGCTTCGCATCGGCATGGACTTCAACGTTATGCATATGGCGGCAACGGTCTATGTCGAGCGGCCAAACGGTTATCACGCAGTCAGCGAATTCAAAGATGTGTTCGACACGCCGGCCATGATCGAGGCGATAAAGAACCGCTTTCCTGACCATAAGCGAATCATCGTTTACCCGGACGCAACCGGCGATAGCCGCAAGACAGTCGACGCCAGCAAATCAGACATTGCACTGCTGAAGGCGGCACGGTTCGAGGTCAAGGCTAAGGAAACGAATCCAGCGGTGAAAGACCGCATCATGTCGGTGAATAAGCGATTCGAGCTTGGTCTGTTGTGGGTAAATGCTAAGGAATGCCCGACTGTGGCGAAGTGTTTCGAACAGCAGGCCTATGACGATAACGGCGAGCCTGACAAGAAATCAGGTTTCGACCACCAGAACGACGCAAGCGGCTATCCGATAGCTTACGAATTCCCAATAGTCCGCAACTTGATACAGCGCAACTCAATTTCAGGAACCTAAATGGCAATCGACGACAAGCACAGCGAATACACGGAGGCCTCCCCCAAATGGCAGCGCTGCCGTGATGCTATCGCTGGCCAGGATGCCGTGCATAAGGGCGGGGCTCTCTACCTGCCCAAGCTGAAAGAGCAGACAGACGACGAATACAAAGCGTACAAGCTCCGCGCCTCTTACTTCAATGCTTCCGGCCGTACGCTTGAAGGCTTGGTGGGCATGGTGTTCCGCAAGGCTCCAGAGATCGAGAACCCGGCAGCGATGCAGGGCATTATTGACGACATGGACCTGAAGGGGACACCACTCACCGATTTGGCGATGAAGGTGCTTGATGAGGTTCTGGAAGTTGGTCGAATCGGCATCCTCGTTGAATACCCACAAGTCACGGACCAGCCCGCCAACGCTGCAACCGCTGCAGAACTGAACCTGCGCCCTTATGTGGCTGAATATAGCGCTGAGACAATCCTGTATTGGAGAGCCGCACGCATCAATAACGTTTATCAGCCTGTTGAAGTTCGCCTGGCTGAAACCTACGAGGATGAGGAAGGCAAAACACAGGACCAGATACGCCGGCTGATGCTCAATGAGAACGGCATCTACATTCAACAAATTTGGCGCAAGCAAGGCGAGAAAAAAGAATGGATGCAGGTCGGCGGTGACATTACCCCGCTCGTGCGTAGTCAAGCCATTCGTAAGATTCCATTCTGGGCATTCGGCCCGAAGGAAAACGCCTTATGCGTACAGGATTCGCCATTGCTCGACCTGATTGATTTGAACTTGGCTCACTACCGCGTCACTGCTGATTACGAACATGGCTGCCACTTCACAGGCCTGCCGATGCTGTTCCTTGCTGGCGTAGAGCTCAAGGAAAATGAAAAGGTCTATCTGGGATCACAAGCGGCCGTCATTGCGCCCAACGCTGAAGCAGACGGCAAGTACATCGAATTCACCGGGCAAGGCCTCAAGGCACTTGAAAACAACCTGGACCGCAAAGAAAAGCAGATGGCCGCTATAGGCGCTCGGATGCTCGAACAACAGAAGAATGGTGTCGAGGCAGAAGGGGCGATGAAGATGCGCTCCAATGGGGAAACTTCCGTTCTGGCCAGCATCGCTAAGTTGGTCAGCAGGGGCATGGCTTCAGTGCTTGAATTTATGGAGTTTTGGGAAGGCGTTGCAGGTGAAATCAAGTTTCACCTCAATACTGACTACCTGCCGGTAGGAATGACCGCGCAAGAACTAAAAGAACTAGTTGCCTCCTGGCAATCCGGCGCGATCAGCAAGCAAACGCTGTTCGAAAACCTCAAGCGCGGTGAAGTCATCAGCGAAAACCGCACCTTCGAGGATGAAGAAGAAGCGATAGCCGACGAAGGCGCCCCAAGTGGCAACGACGAATGAAACTCTGTTTGATGCCGCTGTTTCCCACCAAATCGACTTGCAGCGCTACAGCAACGGGGAAGTAAAGAAGCTCCTGCGCATCCTGAACAAGGTCGATAGTGACCTGGTTGTAAAACTGCAGTTGGCACTTGAGAGATTACCGCGGGAGAGCTTTACGGTGGAACGCCTTGAGGCGCTGCTGGGTTCTGTACGTGAGGTGAATGCGTCTGCATACATCCAACTGAGAAACGAGCTCTCAGGCGATTTGCGAGAACTGGTCGATTATGAGGCCGGGTATCAGCGCAGCCTGTTTGAAAATACGATTCAAGCGAATGTCGCAATCGCGAGTGTGCTACCTGAACAAGTGTATGCCGCAGCAATGGCTAGACCTTTCCAAGGGCGCATCCTGACTGAGTGGGCGGCCAGTCTTGAAGCAACCAGATTGCAACGGATCAAGGATGCGGTAGCGGTTGGCTATATCGAGAATGAAACGATTCAGCAAATCACGCAGAGGATCCGGGGCACCCGATCACTCAATTATGCGGATGGCCTGCTGGAAATAGACCGCAGGCATGCTGAAGCGGTTATTCGGACGGCAATCAATCACACGGCCTTTTATACCCGCAGCCGCTTCTATGAAGATAACGCCGAGCTGATCAAAGGCCTACGCTGGACTGCCACACTTGATAGCCGCACCTCTGAAATCTGTCGGGCTCGTGATGGCAATATATACCCTATGAAATCCGGCCCTCGCCCACCGGCTCACTGGAATTGTCGCAGCACGATGACGCCAGTTCTGAAGAGCTGGAAAGAGCTCGGCCTTGATGAGCTGCCGGCCGGAACGCGCGCAAGTCTTGATGGACAAGAACCAGCAGACATGACGTATCAGCAATGGTTACGCAAGCAATCTGTTGCCCGCCAGGAAGAGATTCTAGGGGTCAGCAAGGCAAAGCTGTTCCGCGATGGCGGACTTGAACTGGACCGCTTCGTGGACCGCAAAGGACATGTTTTCACGCTTGCCGAGTTGCGCGAGCGGGATGCTGCAGCATTCAAGAAAGCGGGTCTATAATGCCCCTGTGGACAAACCCAAACTCAGCCTTGTGCCAGCAACCGAAAAGCCTGCGAAGCAGAAGGTGCGGGACAACCTGCGCAAGACTCGCACGAAAGGCATTCCGCAATGTGTATGTGGAAGCCGAAGTTTCGTTGTCATGCAGACGGCAACAACCAAGCAGAAAATTTGCGTGATGTGTTTGATGGATAAGCGCATTGTTGAGATGAGCTGAATGCCGTTTTTGCGAATATTCGCAAACTGACACATAGAACCCGCTTCGGCGGGTTTTTGCTTTTCTGAAGCCTGTTCCCTGAGGGAGCGGGCTTTTTTATTGGGCCTGAGGCCCGCAACTATCCTGAGGATAAAACGCGATGTTGTACTCCAAGCCACGCCTGAGCAATACCCTGTTTTCCATGATCAACCGCTACATGGCCGCAATGGGCCTGATGCTGTTTGCAGTCGATCTTGATGATGCCGAAGTGAAGGCAGCCATCAAGGAAGCTGTTGATGCAGCGGTCAAGCCATTGGCTG